TAAAATTTCCCGATGGGGTGGGATTTTGCCCCGGCATATTTCCATCCATGAATGCTTTTTAGCTAATTAAATAAACCCGCAATTAATGGCGTAAACCCGCCGGGCTTCTTATTGCCCGAAATCAGGAGATTAAGAATGCACAAACAAGCTTCAGAACCTAAAGAAAATACCGACCTGCTTCTTGAGGTTATCGGTATTGCAAAACGTGAAGAACGTAAAGGTCGCGCTCTCGCTGTTTCCATCCGGCTTGAGGCACTGGCAACCCATATTGCTAACAAAGGTATGAGCGCCATAGAAGCGGCTGAACTGCTGCGCCGTGAAGCCACCCGCTACGAAAACGAATCTCAGGAGCTGCACTAATGGCAGATGCAATGGATATCGCACAACAGCGTGAACAGGCAGAACGTGAGCGCCTTATCAACAACGCGCGCAGCCGTATCGCTGCTCCTTCTCGTTTTACCTGCGAGGTATGTGACACACCAATCCCGGAAGCTCGCCGCATTGCGATTCCGGGAGTGGCCTTTTGTGTAACCTGCCAGCAAATCGCCGAGCTCAAATCCAAACATTACCGGGGGGTATAAATGGGTATGCGCATCGAAGTCGGCGACAAATGGGTTATTACCAGCGACCAATATCAATTCATCCTGAATGAAAAGAAAGTCGTTAAGTCCGGTAAAAAAGCTGGTGAAGAATGGCTCGACACTATCGGCTATTATCCGAAGATTAACCAGCTTATTTCCGGCCTGATACACCATCAGATTCATGGCTCGGATATTACTGCCATTGACGCGATGGCGGAAGAAATTGAGCGGGTAGGGCAACTATGCATAGCAGCCATTCAAGGGGCTAGCGTTGATGCATAGTTCTACGGTTGCTTATGCTTATCCGTGGAATGCTCCACGGTCGGCAATAGCCAGCCCATATCTTACCTATGACCAACAGCATCGCCGCGACCGTATGTTCGCGGCTTTGCTGCATGCGCGAAAAGTGCTTTCTCTCCAGCCTGAGTGCGTGCGTTTTGACGTATATCGTACCGCTACGGTGCTGGAACAAAATCAGGGCAGTCAACGAGCCAATGCTTTTTTAATCAGCTTCTGTAAAAAGGCATTGCCACGTCTTGAACTGGTCGCAAAAAAATACGAGAGTGCGGATATCAACAGTAATGTCTCAACTGCCGTTTTCGGTGGTCATTTTGACACCCGATTCATGCAATATCTGGCGTCACGTATGGTTAATCTGGTCGCCAGATATAACCGCCTTCCTGATATGTCGCGAGCCGATGTTGACCTACTGGCCGGTGACATTGCTAATTTCATTCGTTCTGAGCTGGCAAATATTGATGATTCAGGTTTTGGTGAGCTCAAAACGCTATACACCTGGTACATGCACGCTGGTTTTATTTCTCTGCAATTCAATGTCACCCCTCCCCATTGGGAGCGCGTGGCAAATAAATACTTCAACAAAGATGATATCGCCCCAGCAGTAATCCGTATGTTTACTGAGTCATGGTGGCGTAATCGTCTGCGTCGTGTCGCATCGGCATGGCGCGAACATCTACAAATTGCAGTCGGCAACGTCAGCAAGAAACGACACGCCTACGCGAGTAAAAACTGTGTGACTGACTGGCGTGAGCAGAAACGCCGCACGCGCGAATTTCTCAAGGGACTGGATCTCGAAGACGAAGACGGCAACCGCATCAGCCTGATAGAAAAATATGACGGTTCTGTCGCTAACCCTGCGATACGCCGCTGCGAGCTGATGACCCGCATCCGTGGGTTTGAAAATATCTGCAATGAATTAGGTTATGTAGGGGAGTTTTACACCCTGACCGCACCGTCTAAATATCACGCCACGACTAAAGCGGGCTACCGTAACAGTAAATGGAACGGCGCCAGCCCGTCGGACACGCAGAGCTATCTAACCGGCCTTTGGGCGCGCATACGCGCCAAGCTGCACCGGGAAGAAATCCGCATTTTCGGCATACGTGTTGCCGAGCCTCACCATGATGGTACGCCGCATTGGCACATGCTTATGTTTATGTTGCCGGAAGACGTTGAGCGCGTGCGTCTTATCATCCGTGATTATGCGTGGGAGGAAGACCGCCACGAACTGAGAAGCGATAAAGCCAAAAAAGCACGTTTCCACGCCGAAGCTATTGACCCGGAGAAGGGCAGCGCTACCGGCTATGTTGCTAAATACATTTCGAAAAATATCGACGGATATGCTCTCGATGGCGAAACCGATGACGAAAGCGGTGAACTGCTTAAAGAGACTGCCCCCGCCGTATCAGCATGGGCGGCGCGCTGGCACATCCGTCAATTCCAGTTTATTGGCGGCGCGCCGGTGACGGTCTACCGTGAATTGCGTCGTCTCGCTGATACCGAGACTGCGCACGGTCTGAGCGTTGAATTTGCCGCCGTCCATGATGCCGCTGACGCCGGTGACTGGGCTGGTTACATTAATGCGCAGGGTGGCCCGTTTGTCCGTCGCGACGATTTGCAGGTGCGCACGCTGTATGAGCCTCGCGCCGAGTTTAACCAGTATGGTGAGGAAACTATCTGCATTCGTGGCGTGTACGATTCCGCCGTCGGCGCTGACACCCCGATTTTAACCAGGCTAACGCAGTGGAAAATTGTGCCGAAGCGTGCCGTTGATTTGGCCGTTGACGTTAAGGGCGCTCCTGCGCCCTCTCGGAGTTCTGTCAATAACTGTACGGGAAGTGAAAGCGATCCGCCGGAGCTGGATTTATCCAAACCGTTGAGTCGAAGTGAAAGGCGGAAGCTAACGGCCAGGCTCAGGGACAAAAAACGGGTCACCAGGTGTGATTTTGTCCACGGAACGGATAAACAAAGCGCAGCCATTGACAGAACAATAGACGAGATTCAGCTCACGACCGGCGAAACCAACAGCCGGGGTGAGGCTCGCACCTGACGGCCGGTGGCAAAAGTTGCATAAACGGCAAATGGTGCCGTGGTTCATCAACCGGTGAAATTTTCCCGGCAGCACCGTCACACTGGGCGCAGGCAAGACAAATCCTAAATCGAGTCGCGGGGTTAGCGTCAGTTACTAAGTTGAGACTGTAACTAATTCATATCCATATCATGCACATACGTCATTTATTGGTGTAACTTTTTCTTTCATCTTTTTATCAATATGTGGTACTGTTTATTTATACAGTATCCCGTATTGGAGGTTGTGTGGATAGAGAGTTAAACGAGCAAGTCATGATTGAACGGGTCGAGATGATTGCGCGTCTGACGACAGAGGGAGTTTGTCAGGAAAGAGATCGTGAAATTGCTTTGAATTTAATCGCGGAAATTGCGAGAGGGAACTTGATGAAAAACAAATCTTTTTCAGTTGTTTTCGCTCCCGTTCCTGTTGAACAAAGATTAAAAAAAGGGGGCGAAGTGAGGATTAACATCACGTTGGATAAAGACCAAAAAATCGGGCAGCAAGTTGTCGATGCTTTTCAGTGCGAGTTGACTCGGCGGGTGGCATCGATTTTTCCAACAGCACGCATTACAGTTAAAAGAGGAGCAATGATTGGTGTTGAGTTAGTTGGGGTTGACAAAGAGTCAGATCGAGAGGCATTGGATGGTATTCTCCAGGAAGTTTGGGAAGATGAAAGCTGGAGATAAAAATCATAAGTCAATTGGTACATAATGGACTTTTATGCGATGAAGTGAGTTTAGGCGAAATGGCTAAAGGTCTTGGTTGGAAGTTTAGTAATCAGATTGTTACACTTGTCGGGGCTCATTTGGCCATTTTTCTTTAATGTCTCTTGCTATTTAGTGTATTCTTAATAAAAATAAATGTATGTTTATGTTATAGGTTAGGAGGGAATATGGATGGTTTGTGGGAGAAAATATCTTCGTATAACTTGTTTAATAACCTTTTTCCAGGTGCTCTTTTTATATATCTATTAGAGCGTTCGACGAGTGTGGTTTTATCTACGGAAGATATAGTAAAGAATATTGTCCTTTACTATTTTGTTGGATTGGTTATAGGTCGGGTTGGATCGATTGTTGTTGAACCCATACTTAAGGCAGTTCGGGTCATAAGATTCACTCCTTATTCTGATTACATATCAGCATGTAAAAAGGATAGTAAAATAGAAATGTTGCAAGAAGTAGCTAATATGTATAGGACATTGCTTACTATGTCCATTTTACTACTGGCCGCTTTGTTGTGTATTGAGGCTCTAACAAATAATAA